GCCGCCTTGAGCTCGGTCGCGCTCATTGGCCGTTTCGTCATGCGTGCTTGATAACGCCTTATAGGTGCCATTGACAACGGGCGCCATTGGCACCTATATCAGCGGTCAGGTGCTCGGGAGTATTGCCACAACATACCGATCATCGGCGCGGCGAGGTCGTCCCCTATTCGGCCTCGCCGCGCTCTTCAATGTGTGGCGCAACCAACGAGGACAAAATGAAGAAACTTGCTCTTGCTCTTGCCGCCCTGTCGCTGCTGGCGACCATCATCCCCGCCAGCGCAGGAAGCCGGATTTGCACCCGCACCTGCAATCCGCAAGGCACCTATTGCACAACGACCTGCTACTAGCAGCCGCGTTTTCATTACCAAAGCAAAACCCCGGTTCTGCCGGGGTTTTTTATGAGGGAAGCAATGTTCTTCGCCGCATTTATCATCGTCGTCTGCCTTTTCATCATCGTCTTGGTGGGTTGGTTGCTCCTGAAACTTGATACTCCCGGCGACAATTGAACCAAAATGAAAAAACTGTTTCGCCTTTGGCGCGCCCGCGTGTTCGGGTTTTCCATCGGCGAATGGGACCTCATGCACCCCGTTCGCCGTCACGGCTCGCTATATGTCCGCCGCCTCTTGTCGAATGGCGAGTATGACTATCGGCCAATGACCGAAATCGAAATGCGTGACTACCTGCAAGCCGACGCTTGGTAATAAAAAAGGCCCGCCCATTACGGGCGGGCCGAGGCGTTTCATCGTCGGAGAATCCCCCGCTACAGGCGCGGGCCGCCTATCGCCCGGCGTGGAGGGTGCCGAGGCGCCGGGCAATTAACAATTCGGTGGCGTCCATTTCAACGCATCGACGCGGGCGCGTTGGTACGCAACAATTGAACTCTGCAAGCCAGCCGCGGCGCGTTCGGGTTGCAAGTGTGGGTCCTTGAGCCAACCGGCGAAAAGGTGTTTGACGTTGTCCTTGAACGCATCGTCAACCGCCGCAAGCACCTGAGCGCGGATATGGACGCGATCCTCGTCGTTGACGCATGTCGGCTTTGCCGGTTCCGCGTCGCTTTGCGAGTAGATCATGCCGCCGACCGCCAGCGTCATCACAACGGCAAAGCCGACTGCTTTTATCACGCGGCTTGCGCGACCTGGTACTCGCCGGTGAGCACGGCGGCGATCGCCGTCGCGATTTCGCCAAAGCGCGCGCGATAGAGCTCGGCGTCGGCCGAGCTATCGACAAAACAAACCTCGATTAAGATGCTCGGCATTTGCGTCTGGTTGAGGAAATAGAGGTCGGTCCTTTTCTTGGCGCCGCGGTTGATAAAGCCGACCGAGGCGATCGCGCTCGCGACATGGCCGGCCAGCGTCGATTGCGTGACGTACAAGCACTCGGTCCCCATTGGCGACGTCGTCTCGACGTAGGCGTTGAAATGCACCGAGACGTCGAGGTCGCGCAAATGCAAATTATGATAGTCGACGATCGTATGCAGGTTTTCGTTTTGACTATGGCTCGTATCGTCGTGAAACGTGACAACGTCGACGCCGTGATCGCGGAGCTCGTCGGCAACGGCCTCGACGACGCGCCTCGCCTCGTCGACCTCGTTGAGTATGCCAACGGCGCCAGGGACGTGCTTGCCGTGACCGGACGATATGACGATCCGATCGAACGCAACCGGCACCGAGCCGCGTGACGTGTAGGGGAAAACGACCTCGACCTCGTCGTCGGTTTGGATGCCGAGGGCTTCCATCGCGCCCGGCGAGATATCGGCGACGCGCCCGGTGTCCTCATGCGGCCCCCAATCGGCCGGATAGACCTTGATCGAGCGGCCGGTTTTCGGCGCGGTGACGAGCGCCATTTCCTCGAGCAAAACCGGCGGCGGCGTCTCGCCGTAATCCCACCGGGTCGCGATGTAATAGGCTTGCGGGTTGAGCCGGCGCGCGAGCCCGGTCGTGCCTTGCGGTTGATAGCTCAAAAACAAATGCGGAGCGGTGTCGACGTCATAGATGAAGGCGAGGCCCTCGTCGGGCGCGACGCCCTTGTCGTTCGGGCCGCCGAAATGCGAAACCTTGCCCTTGAGGTTGAGCGTCATTTGCGTTTGCGCTTTTCGGTTGACGGTGCTGCCGGCTCAAGGGCTTCAATGCGCGCCGACAATTCCTTGACCGCATTGACCAGCGCATAGATCAGCGGGCCGCTGTCGAGTATCCGCATGTCAGTGACTTCCTTGCCATCAATGTACGCGGTTTTGTGCGTCACCATTTCCGGCATGACGGTTTCAGCGTCCTGCGCGACAAGGCCGATAAATTCGCGCCCCAAGACCTGACTGTGCGGGGACTCAATTGTTGGATCGCCGTCCTTTCGCATCACCGGATTTTCGTTAGTCTCATTGCCCTTGTAGGAAAAGCGTCTTGGCATCAGACCGACAACCTCGGCCAATCCGCTCACATAGTCGCCATGTACGTTCTTAATGCGGGCATCGGAACTATCGGCCCATGCACCGCCGCCCGGCTTGGCGCAAGTCGCGCCATAGTTGACCAGCGTGCTGTCGAATTGAAGCGCGAATCCGGTAACGCCGTTGCGTTGCCAATACAGGGTTCCTTGCGTCCGTTCCCACATCCACGTCCAGCCGGCCGAGAATTGGCAATAACGATAACTGGTTGTGTCGATCAAACCGAACGAGTTGTTAATCCAGATCGCCGCGTTGGCCGCGCCGTTGATGTTGCCGCTGGCAGTAAATGTGGTTGCGGTCAACGGGCCGGTCATGGTGTCGCCACCCTTACTGACCTTGCTGCCAACAGCCGCGCTAACAAACGCAGTCGTCGCAATACTGGTGTCATTATCGCCAGCGGTCGGCGTTGGTGCCTTCGGATCGCCGGTAAAGGTCGGACTGTTAACCGGCGCGCGCGACGTATCAGTCGGATGGATATGGTCCTGTCGCGAAAACAGCATCGACGTGCCGACCGTCGCCGTGCCGTCCATGATCGGCGATGCGGTGCCGGGCGCGCCCTGACCATCCGTGCCCGGTGGCCCCTGCGGCCCGGTGGCTCCGGTTGGCCCGACCGGCCCTTGCGGTCCCGGTACGGTGCTTTCCGGCCCGACCGGCCCTTGCGGTCCCGGTGGTCCAGCATCGCCGGTATTGCCCTTCGGACCTTGCGCGCCGGTTGCACCTGTGACGCCGGTTAACCCGGTTGGTCCCGTTGGCCCCTGCGGACCTGTTATGCCGGTGTCGCCTTTTGGTCCCTGCGGACCATTAGGGCCGGGATCGCCTTTCGGCCCTTGCGCGCCCGGCGGTCCTGTCGGTCCCGGCGGGCCGCCCGGCGTGCCGGGAGGGCCGGGCGGTCCCTGGTCGCCGGTGATGATGGTTTCGACGTCGTCGGGCGAGAGCACAACGACCGGCGGTTGCGGGTCGGTGATGGTGACGTCGCTCGACGTCGTGATCTCGACCGTGCTCACCGCGTCGGCCCCGCATTATTGACGAGCGTGCCATTCCAGATTTTTGTTTTCATGCCGCCGCGCGTCATGATGTTGGAATGGTCATAGCTGCCGAGGTCGAGGCGCTCTAGCGCGTCCTGGCGGATCATAACCGTAAACAAACCATTGACCGGATCGGTCATCACAATCTCGCCGGTGTCGGTGCCGAGCCGCATCACCGCCTCGGCATCCTCCGCGTGACGGCGCAACATCATTTCCAGCGACGCGCCGGTCATGTCGATCGGCGTACCCGACGACGACATGACGTATTGAAAGGTGCGGTAGAAATCCGCGTCGTTCTCGACGATGATATTGACGGTCGCCATGTTTACGGGAACGTGTTGGAGATTGCGGCAAAGGCCGCGTCAATCTGCGCCAGCGTCGTGATGGTGCCGCCGGTGATCGCGGCAAGGTTGGTGCTCTCGCAGACGAAGCACGACTGCACATAGTTCAAGGCATCATTATGCAACTTGGTGATCTTGGTTGCATCCAAGGCGGTGAAAGAGCCATCCGCCATTTTCCACTGGAATGTCGCGGCGGGATTCGCTTGCCCATAATTATAGGAACTGTTGATATCATTGACGCTTGCCTCGTCACTCATAAATGTCGCTGGCGACAGGCTGGTGATGATGATGCCGCTGTTTCTGCGCCGAAACCTCGCATCAGCGTTGTAGGTCGGCAGACTGCCGGCTGGAAATTGTGCCGCCAGCACAGCATACAATTCAGTCATCGACGCAATCGGCGTCGTGTAGTGACCGCCCACCGCTTGCCAATCAGCATAAGCTTGATCGGCGACCGGCACCGACATGGCGCGCGCGCTTGACCAAACATGAGTGGCATCGCCGCCAACGGACCAATACCAGTCTGCGAGTTTGCTCATGTGTATTGCCCTCCCGATGCGGTGGCACCTGCTATCGTGCCGGGATAATAATTCGGCCCGCCGCCATAGCTGTTGATCGTTGAATTTGCCTCGGCAAAATACCGCGTCCCCGAAACATTGCCGCCGCCGATCAGCGCGCCAAAAATTAACGACGCGGTTGAGTTGTAGGCGGCATGGACGAAATAACCGAAAGTGACAGCCGCAACGATAGTCACATCAGGACCGGCAAAGGCGTTTGCAATGAACTGCGACGAACTGATGATGTTGAGAAATGTTTGCGAGCCGCCACTGACCCGCCAGGTACAATGCGGGTTATAGTTACCGATCACACTGCCCCAATTCGCGTAGAGTGATGGACCTGTGCAGGGACCGAACTCCATGTTATCGAGCTCAACAAATGTGCCGCCGTAGGCGGTCGCGACACCGGCCATCGCCTCGGCGGGCGTTATCGCCCCGCTGTTGGAAATCTTGAAGCCGCCGAGATTGACGCGGTTGCCTGTGGCAATCTGAATCGCGGTGACGTTGCTGCCGAACACCGTACACGCTGCCGGGTTGCTCCTGTTGCCCCACACTTCAATGGTGCCCGAGCCGTTCTGCGTCCCCATAGAGAAATTGGCATAGCTGCCATCGGCGACGTTGATAGTGAATGTGTAGCCGTTCATATTGTAGAGCGGGATCAAATTGCACGCGCGCTGGATTGTCTTGAACGGGCCGTGAATCCCGGTGCTAAATGTCGCCGTCAGTCCGTCATAGGTGTCGTTGCCGGTCGTGCCGTTGACATAGACGGTGAGCGGCGCGTTCAAATAGGTTGGCTGGCCCGAGGCCCCGGCGCTGGTCTGCGCCCACACCGTGCGGAACGATGTGCCATCAAACAGAAAACAGACATAGGAGCCTGCCGTCAGGTCGCCAGCGGCGAGCGCGGTTACGCCGTCAGAGCGAACGACCGGCACATAGCCGAGTGAATTAAGATTGAGCGCGCTCGCGCCGGTGTTGGTGACATTGATCTTGAGGACAACGGTCAGGCCCTCGAAATAGCTGCCGGGACTCGGGATCAGGTTTGCGGAATAGGAATTGGCGATGCCGCTGTCGTGCTTGAAATTTAACTGACAACTCTGGATCGCCTTCGCCAGTTGATGCAAGTCGGCATCGGTCGGCGGGATGCCGGCGTCGGCGATCGTGTTGACGATCTCGCGTTGCGGATTTTCGATGGACGCGGCGGGCGGGATCGAGCCCATCGTCCCGGTCGACGGGTTGCCATTCGTGTAACTGGCGTTCGGATCAGACAAGCCGAAAGGTTGCTCGTATTTCATCGCGCGTCCTCGTTACGGTGTGCCGGCCATTGGATCACCGGGATTGCTCAGGCCGGAATAGTCAAAGATGATTTGCGTATGCGCGGGTTTCAGGCGACCGAGCAAACATTCAAGGTCGTCGGCAATGCCGATCCGCAAATGCGGATCGACGCCGCATTGACCGGACGCGCAACGAAACCAGGTCAGCTTTGCCTGGTCGACGTGAACGGTCCAAAAAAAGCGGTTGGTGTCAGGCCCGAGTCCGTAATACGGCCATTCGGAAAGCGCGCCGTCGGCGACCGGCGCGTCGCCGCGCGCGTTCATGATCGGGACGCCCCACTCGTTGAGCATCGGGTCGGGCGGCACGATGCCATAGACGCGGGCGTCGCCGACGCGGTCGAGGCCGACGACAAACGTCCGGTATTCGGTGATCGTAATGTGATAGCCGATTTGCGCGGCGATGCTGATAAAGAACTCGCGCGATTGCGCGCCGAGCATCGTCATCCGCATCACAAGCGCGAGCCGGCGCTCGCCGACGGATTGCGGTGCGGTGTAACAAGGATCGGGCAAGCCAAACGCGCGTTCCCAATCGGGCAAGAGCTCGATCGTTAAGCGCGGATCGCTTTCGGTTTCCAGCAAATCCGCGGCGCGGCCGTCGACGTCGCCCCACACTTGCGAGAGGCCGCCGACGAGCGCCATCAACGTCGAATCGTATTCGCGCGGCCAGGCCGGCCCGGTCGGCAATAGCGCCGCCAGGGCGTCGACGTAGTCGTCGCCGCTCCGTCGCACATGCCTGTCGGTCATTAGTCGTAAAGAATGGTGCCGAGCACCGCCATGTAGCCGGGCGCCGGCATGACCAGGTCGTCAAGCGTCAGCGTATGGTGATCCTCGCCGACGGCGTTTGACACCGCCTCGTCGACCCATGAGCGATAGATCGTTTGCCCCGGCGCCGCCTTGATAAACAGCATATTGCGAATGGATTGCTCGATCGCCGCTTGCGTCGCCGCGTCACTGGTGACGAGGTCGGTGATCGTCATGTCGAGGAATTGCTTGATCGGCGCCATAACATAACAGTCTTTCACCGTGACCGGCCGCTTTAAGTCGATATAGGCGGCGACCGTCGCGATATCCGCCGGTTGCGGCCAACCGTCGTCCTCGGGGTAAAGGTCGTCCATCAAAAACCGCACCGTCATGGTGCCGGGACCTTGCTCGGGATAGGCCCATGCGCGCGTCACGCCGGGGACCTGTTTCGCCCAGGCGACGTAATCGTATTGCGCGCCGCCCATTGGCGGCTGCTGGATTCGCTCAAGTACGCGCTCGCGGAGCTCGTCGTCGCTTTCGACGTCGACGCCGCCGCCCATTGTGACGACGATGACGCTGCCGTCGACGCCGGCGATCGCGTTGACAAACGCAAGGCTCGAGCCCTGGTCGAGATTGCCGGCGATGCCGGGATCGACGGCGCGGACGTCGACCGGCGTCGGCCCGCTGCCGACGGTGATTTGCGCGAGCGTCTCGTAGAGGACGCCGGTTTGCCCGGTGAGTTGCGAGCCTTGCGGGAGGATCGAGCCGTTGATGCCGGTCGCGGTGACCGAGCCGGATGCAAACGTCGCGGCCTTGCGTCCGCTATTGGGGAGCCATATCGCGGCGTGGCGGTCGAGCCATTCCGTCTCCGCGGTATCGGGCAACAATTGCAACGCGAGCCAATCAATATAGAGCAAGACAAGATAGGCGAGGCCCGCGTTGCCGTCAGACAACACGCGCAAGACGCTGTTCGGCACCATCGCCGCCGCATGAAGCCGCGCGGTAATGTAATCGCGGTTTTGCTTGCGGACGTCGTCAAGGCTAGGGGTTGACCAAGGCAACGGTTAGCCTCCTATTTCCGACCAAAGAGCTTGGTACTGCAATTGGATCGCCGGCAATGGCCCGCGCCACAGCGTTACGCGCGCGACGATCTTTTGCAGTTCCGGCCGCGTAACCTCGACGTCGACGCGCGACGCAATGCCTTGCTCGGTGAACGGCCGCAACGCCTCGCGGATATAGTTGTCGACGCGCGCGAGCGTCGAGCCCTGGCGCGCGGTGTTGTCGGTGATCTTGTGCCGCTCAAGTAACCATAGCCGCGAGCCGATCGGCCAGCCGTTCCATAGGACGTCCGCGTTTGTATCGGCCCACCATCCGCGGCGGTTGCTGTCGTTGGTGAGTTGCGCGTCGGGCAAGATATCGTCGGGATTGGCGCGGCGGTCGGTGCCGAGCGCGACCATGACCGCGGTCGCGAGCGCCTCGGTTTCGTCGATCAGGTTGTCGCGCCGTTGCAACAGGTCGAAGGTGACGACAAACGGCGTGACAATGTCGAATAGC